CTAGAATTTAACTGAGTTAGCGTGGTTGAGTAAATGGTCTGCATTAAGATGGGCATATTTCTTTACCATCTCTAATGTTTCCCAGCCACCCAATTCTTTTAAGGTAAATAATGGTGTGCCGGCCTGAACGTGCCAACTGGCCCAAGTATGCCTTAAATCATGGAAATGGAAATCAACCAATAAACATTTTTCAGTCGCTTTGTTAAATATTTTGCGGTTAATATCTTGTAATGCCTGCCCTTTGCTTCCTACAAAAACATATTTAGGATTTTTCCCTCTCTGCTTTTGTAATAATTCAATTGCATCATCATTAAGTAAAAGCGATCTCGCTTTTTCAGATTTGGCAATATCATTCGAAACAATCGCTACTTTACGGATAAAATCTATTTTATCCCAAGTCATAGAAAGTATTTCTGTTCGCCTTGCTCCTGTTAATAAAGCAAAAGAGCAGATAGTTTTCATCCAATCAGTACTAATATTATTAATAAACTGCTTGGCTTGTTCTTTGGTAATCCAACGAACCCGGATATCATCATCAAAATCTCGGTCTAGTTGTGGGTATTCCGAAACACACTTGGTGAAATGAGCTTTGGAATAAATGCGTGTCTGCCCACGCCGTCGCCCGCCCGGCTTTCGCCATTCCGTCGGGTGCTGCTTGTATCCGTACTTACTCAAACTTGAGATAAGCGTGATTGCTTAGGACTGATACCAGTGTTGCCTTTTCAGCTCTCCACACCTTGCGAGTGTGTTGCCTAAACCTTGCCACCTCTTTTTGGCAAGTCGTTCAAATTTGTATGTCAGGGTCTAACCAACCTTACTGAGTTATAAAGCATTACTTTACAACTGCCCGAGGTTGTTAATATCGTCCGCACAAGCACCGAATTGTTAAAGAGCATTGAGCCGTAGCTCGTTTTGATGAATTAAGTTTAAGAAAACTTAAATTACAAGTCAATCAAAATTTAAGCTTATTTAATAAGTATTTTTAAGATTTCTTAAATTTCAATTAGTTATGATTTCTTAATTGATTGTTTTTTAAACCATTAAAATATAATTATTGAGATTGCGAGCTTGATCACAGACCGAAAACCACGCTTTTGAGAAAATAAGAAGGGATTTCTATGGAGGTTATATGAAAAAACTACTGATGACTTTATGTTGTTTGCCCGCTTTTGCTTTAGCTAACGAAACTGGAGAAAGTTGCTCTAAGATTGAAGATAGTGCAAAACGCTTAGAATGTTATGATAGTGTCTTTGTGAAAAAAGATACTGGTAAAGATGAAGCTACCGATGAAAAGTCTAATTGGGAATATGAACAAAAGAAAGATGAATTGCGTAATGCAACGACTTACTTTGCTAAAATTAGATCAACTAACACAATAGATTTTGGTTTCCCGTATAATTCATCATCAATGAATTTAATGTTACGCAAAGACCCTAAATATGGCAATGATGTAATTTTTAGCGTACACGGTCAATTTAATGGCTGTATGATTGAGAGCTGTAAAATTACTGTGAAGTTTGATGATGGTAAATTGGAAAGTTATCGAATGATTGGGGCGGATGGTGGCAGCAATGATACGCTTTTCATTGAAAATGCAAAAGCAATGAAAACCTTTGTAGATAAGTTGAAAAAGTCGAAAAAACTAATTGTAGAGGCGAGTTTTTACAATTATGGCAAAGGGCAATTTACCTTTGATACACAAGGGTTAGAGTGGAAACATTTTTAATTAAGAAAAAGCTACATAGATGCGTAGCTTTTTGCTTAGATATGTTGGGGCAAAATAACGATTTCAGCTTCAAAAATTTGTTGGTCGAAAAAGATTTGGCGTTGCCAAATAAGTGCTTGTGAAAGCTGACGAAACGCAAATCGTTCAGGTGCTATCTTTTGTAGTGCTAACTCAAATTGCTTGTAAGTTTTTTCTAAATTCTCTAGTGCGTGCGTTGGTTTCTTGGCAATTCGCTTATTCCAAACCACTTCTTGATGATACAGCCGATTTCTAAAACGCATAATTTGCTTTAATGTATTGTATAAATCCTTAAAATTACTAAATCTATGTCCAAAAATAGGCTTTAATACGCTTTGCCAGTAAGCAACATATTGATTACGCTTTATATCATAATTAAACAGATTTACCCAAAATCCAAAAGAAATATGAGAAATTATGTCATTTTCATTATAGTTACGTCCGCATTCACTAATGGCTTTTTGTAGCTGGCGTTTAGATTCTGCATTAAGAGGAGCATTACTATCGTTCGCTAGAAAATGAAAGAATTCGTATAAATTATGATTAGGTGCAGCAAAGCGTAACAACTGGCTGACTTCATTTCTTAGTGCCACCTCTATTTCTTGAATCAATGAAAAATAAATTCCTGTTCGATGTTGCAAGGCGGTATAAATTGCAATAGCTTCTTTCTGTTTTGTGGGATCATTTCGGAAAAAGCAAAATAAATATGTACTCAGCCGACTTTCTGAAATACTTAGCACTTGTTTGGACAACATATTTTCCTTTACTCAAGTTTAGTTTAATGTAATAATACTTGCACTGGCAACGGACCCGAAGCCCCAGACGTAGGAGCTGGATTGCTTTGTAAAGTGTGAGAATCGCTTATTTGCGGTTCAGAAAAGGTAGGTTTTTTAACCTACCTTTTCTTTATCTACACTGTTCTTCCAACCATTTCTTAAATGTTTCTTTTTTCCAACGAGCTTTCCCCAAAATATATAAATCAGGTTTAGGAAATGAAATATTCTTTTCTAACTCTTGATTGACTAACTCAACATGGGTATCAAACATTCTTCTTGTATTATACACAGCAGCACCTAACCCTCCATTTATACGCAAATAATGGTTAGGTAAATTAACCAACTCTTGAAACTCATCTGCCCCAATACCTAACCTATTGATAATATCATTTGCTGAAAGCAGTTCCGCACTTCCTTTCATTATGTCATTAACGACTTTATCTTTAGGTGTCGAAGCTAATTGAGCTTCTACAATCGCCTGTTTTACATCTTTAAATTCTGTCATATTATCAATTCCTATCTCTTTCTACGATAAATACGATGCTCTACCATTGTGCCGATAATTCTGATTTCTTGCTTTAGCGTTGATAATTTATGGTAATCCGGATTAAGAGCGATAAGCTCAAAATGTTGTCTTCCGTATTCGTCTAAGTCTTCTAACGGACGGTATTTTTTGAAAGTGGCTTCATAATCGCCATTAATTGCTGCCACAAACTCACCGGCGTGAGGTTGTACATCAGGATCAATAATTACTCGGTCTCCTTCAATAAAATCAGGCTCCATCGAGTCCCCTTTGATTTCTAGGGCAAAAGCATCTTCAGACACCTCAAGATCAGTTAGGATATATTCATAATCCCCACAGGTTTCACGAAAATCGTCAATTCCCGTCCATTGTCCGGCTTGAATATAGCTAATTAATGGGACTTTAGTCATACCGAGGCTAGCAGGTAGAACATTAGACTCTCCATTACCACGCAAGAGCCAACTAATATCGCATTGCAATACTGTAGATAAATCCAAAATATTCTCTGAATTTGGCTTAGTCGTACTACTTTCCCATTGAGATACTGCAACGTGTGAGACCCCTTTTAACGCAGTAGCAAGATCTTTCTGTGTCAATTTTAATTCTTTTCTACGGCTTTTAATTCTATCGCCCAAGGTCTGAGTATTCATAGTATCCCCTTAAAGGTAAAAATAAAGTTGCTGTTAAGTTATCTTAACATTTATTGACTTAAGTTTCCTTTAATTGTATATTTAAGAGGTCTTAAATAAAATTCAAGAAAGGAATTAAGAAAATATGAAAAAAGATGATGTGCTCGAACATTTCGGAACTCTAGAAAAAGTGGCGGCAACTTTAGGGATTAGTGTATCTGCTGTTTCTCAATGGGGCGAGATTATTCCTGAGAAAAATGCGTACAGATTACAAGAGATCACTGCCGGCAAGTTAAAGGTCAAACACTCACTTTATAGAAATAGAAGCAAATAAAAAACCACCGCTGTAACGGTGGCTTTCATACATAATTAAACACGAAAGGTATTTTCGATGAATCAATTATTAAACATTTCGGCACCAAAAGCAAGCATTACGATGAGTAGTCGTGAGATTGCTGAGTTGTGCGAAAAAGAACATCGACACGTTACTCGTGATATAGAAGCGATGTTTAGTCAATTAGATATTCCTGCCGAGGGGTATGCCCATTTTTGGACACACCCTCAAAATGGGCAAACATACCGGGAATTTCGATTGCCTTACGATTTAACCCTTACCCTAATTTCCGGCTATAGCGTGATACTTCGCAAGAAAATTATCGACCGTTGGCAAGAGCTAGAAAGCAGACAAGGTATTCCACAATCTTTCTCTCAAGCTCTACGGTTGGCGGCAGAACAGCAAGAAGTGATTGAGCAGCAGAATCATCAATTAGCCATTCAAGCCCCGAAAGTCGCATTTGTGGAGCATTATGTTGAGGTGGGAACGACTAAATCATTGCGAGAAACCGCCAAGATACTCAATTTTCCAGAAAAGCGGTTGATTGAATGTTTAGAACGATATCGAGTTCTTTATCGCCAATCAGGAAACCTACTCCCTTATCAAGATAAACAAGCTAAACAGCTTTTTGCAGTAAAAACCGGCACGGCAGAACACGGTCATAATTTTACCCAAACGAGAGTAACCGCCAAAGGGATTGAATGGATTGCTCAACGTTACGCATCGGAGTTAGGACAATGAGATTTACATCAACCATAAACAATGTCCGCTTAGTGGAATGGGAAATCAATATTACACAAGGGGCATTGGTCGATTTAATCAATCAAGCCTCCAGTTGGGCGAAAGCGGTGGTTATTGACGGCATAACCTATTACTGGATGTCATTTAGCAAGGTTTGCGAAGAGTTACCTGCGGTTTTTAGCAAAGAAGATACAGTTTACCGCCAATATAAGGTGTTGAAAGAAAAAGGCATTATCGACCACTTCAAAATGGACGGTAAAGATTATGTCCGTTTAACCGAAAAAGGTTGTGAATGGAATAAATTCGAGCCGATCCGTGAGTCGGAAAAAAATCCGAGTATCGGAAATAACTCCGAACAAACTCGGAAAAATTTCCGAGAAAGCTCGGAAAAAAATCCGACAGATAATAATACTAATTATAAAAATAATAATGATCATACTACCCCCCTTAATCCCCCAGCGGGGGAACCTGCCCCGGCTGAAGTTGTGTTGAATTATCTCAATTCGGCTTTGGTAACGTTGGCGGTACAGCTTGGTGAGCGTAAGCCTGTGGGGTATTCGCTCAAGCCGTGGGCAAAAAATATTACTGCTCGCATTCGTGAAAGTTCGGTGGCGGACTGTTGCCAAGTGGTGGATTACCTTGTCGCTAAATGGGGACGAGATGAAAAAATGCGTGAATACCTCTGCCCGAAAACGATTTTCCGCCAATCGAATTTTGCAGATTATTTTCCAAAATCGACCGCTTGGGCTAATAACGGAAAGCCTGTTTGCGTAAATGGTAAGTGGGTTACACCGGCGGAGCTGGAAAAACGCTTGATTATGCCAACGGTGGACGAAGTACGAGCCTTGTTCCAGAAATCACTCAGTGGCAATCCGTTTAAGGCATTGGACTTTACCAACAAACGAAATTTAGTGATGTACCACGCCACAATCAACACCAGAAACAAGCGACCACTTGAACGTGATTTGCCGATGATTATCAGCCAAGAAATTAAAAATGCGGTTGAGCGTATCGACCGTTTGAGAGTACCAACATTTTCGTAAGGATTAGACAATGACAGATTTTGATAAAAACACTTACCAAACACCTAATTATGTGCGTAATTGGCTAAATCATCGTTATGCTTGGTTTCATATTGACGGTTGCTCTAACGGACAAAATACGTTGTACACCTATTGGATTGGTAGAGCGGCAGACGGTTTAGATGATGATAAATTAAGTTGCCAAATTGCCGATGATTTTTTAGCCGATGATTTATTTGATGTGCTACTAGATAAAGTTTCAGACTGGGGAGAATTACTGCGTATTTTCGTTAATCCGCCATATTCTGATCCACTGCCTTTTGTTCAACGAGCGGCAGAATTGAAAAAAGCAGGTCATTTGGTTGTGATGTTATTACCAGCGGATAAAACAACAGAATGGTACACCATCATTCAACAACACGCTAATGAGGTAATTGATATTATTGGCTATCACGATGAAAAAGGCACTTGGCGGACAGGGCGGATTCAATTTATCAACCCGGTAACAGGTAAACCGGCACAAGGTAATAATAAAGGCTCGATGATTGTTGTGTTTGACCCATTTATTGAGGGCATTGTAACTCGTCAGATGCCACTAGATAAAATCAAGGAATGGGGTAAATAAAATGGATTATTGGGAACTATTTATTGGTATTGGTGCAGTAATTGGCGTACTGATTTTTTTAATCTGTATTGGCGTATTTATGCTATTCGTGAAAGCCTATGATGAAACCGAGAAATGGGGGCAATAATGGAAGTCTGATCTTCTACAGCTTAATTGCCTCTTGATTCAGTAATAGCGATCGTGCCTTACCTGATTTAGCGACATCATTAGTCACGATTGCTACCTTTCTTACAAGATCTATCTTATCCCAAGTCATTGTCAAAATTTCTGTCCGTCTGGCTCCAGTCATCAAAGCAAACTTACAGATAGATTTCATCCAGTCTGAACTTAATTTATCTATTAGCTGTTTTGCTTGTTCTTTGGTGATCCAGCGTACACGAATTGGCGGCTCTTTCTTTTTCGGTATGTGTGGGACTGCATCCAACATACCAAGTTTATGAGCGATATTTAATACTCTCGATAAAGATTTCACATACTTATTTTGCGTACTATGAGATAGAGGCTTTTTCGTATTTGCATTCTTTTTCGGGATATTTAGGATAATCTCCTGAGCTGTTAAAGAGCTGAGTTCACGACCGGCAAATTTGGATAACCAGTATTCAGCATGTCGCTTTTTTGTGGCTTTATCTTTTAATTCTTCGGCCGCACGAACGTAATGGAGCAAAGCATCTTCAAAGATATATTTTCTCTTTTCCTCGAGTTTATCCTCTGCCCACATTTCTTGCTTGAGTTTATCGTGATACTGCTGAGCTTCACGTTTTACAAGCGTGCGAGTGCTTCTCTTAATTCTCTTGCCGTTTGGGGTTGTGATATCAACCCACCACGGACCGTTTGCTTTTCGTCTGTAGATCGACATTTTTCATTCTCCTCGACCGACAGAGATAACCCTCGGTCATTATCAGATCGTTTTCTTATTGGGTCAATACCGGCTCTCTTTTTTGCTCTTTCCAAATCTTCTCGGTTGATCCGCCAAACTTCCGAGCCTACCATTTTAAAAAATCCCCAATCCGCCAAATGTTGGCGGACTGTATTTGGATGGCAATTTAATTCTTTTGCCACTTGATTAATAGTAAGATGTTCCATTCATTACTTTCTCCAAAATAAATCCCTCTAAACGAGGGATTGTACTAAATAATCGTTAAGTCTTTGCCTTATCCACTGCATCAAGGCACAGCCATACCGTTTCCATTTGGCACATTGGGGAAACGGTGAGCTAATACCGCACAGGGGAATGGCTCAATTTCAGAGAACCACAAAGGCTTACCTAAACCGTGCCACGCTATACTTGTAGCTTCGATACCGCTACAAATTGAGCCGTAGGTGAATTGCATTTTTTACCTATCCTATCGAAATACTCAAATTCCCAATACGGACAACATTTTCTTCGTTGGCTTCTAGGATTTCTCTCAACTTAGCATAGGTTTTGGGGCATCTTATTTGACATTCCTCTTCGTTGTAGAGAGCCTCTAATGTGTGCCATTCTTTTGCAAGTGCAGCCCAAACTTTCCCAAGTTCAGCCATTTTTTCAATCCTATTTCGCAAAAAAGGGACTGTCTCCAACAACAGAAAGCAACGCCTGAAATCCGATACATCGTGTGGGTAGCCTTCTATTTTTGGTCTTATTCCGTAACCAAGGTAAAAAGCCATTGTTTTACTGCTTACCCCTGTCTCTCCATTGGCAAGCCACCAAGCGATTTTGTCTTCTATGTGCATTTTTCCTCCAAAAATTAACCGCTTGCGGAACAAGTTCTACAAGCGGTTGTCAAGTGTTCATTTGTTCAATGAACAGTTCATTGTGAATAACAAAACCGCTTGAATTACAAGCGGTCTATTTTGTTGCGTAAATTTACTGTTAGCGTTGAGCCATAACCGACTACGACCGCTGGCCCGAAGATATTGACGGCGAGGGGGACGGCTTCTCGCTTGCCTCCAAACGGACGACCACTTTTATGTCAGCCGGAATGACTTTAGTGGAGAGTTCGCCTGGTAAAGATATTGTCGATCTCAAACATATCCCGAAAAGTAGCCACGAAGCCCCACCGACTACCGGTATTTTAAGCCTCTACAATCGAGGCGACCGCAGACGCTTTAGCGAAACAGTTGATAGGTAAGCTATGAAAATCCATACCCAAATCCGAAAAGAAATCCTTTCATTATTAGAGGCAAAATTAACGGACATCGAGCATTTTTATAACGGGCAACCGAATTTCATTGATATTGACGAACAGCAACTTGCCATCTCTGTTTATCTTGATGAGATTAACCGTCAGGAGCTTACCTTATGCGATGAACAGTGGACAGCTCAACTTAACATCACGATTTATCTAAAATCAGTTGATGAGGCAGAAGATGAATTAGATGAGTGGGCCGAAAAAATCCGTGAAGTGGTTGAAACATATTCTGCGTTTGAACATTTAGAGGGCATCAGCCTTTCTCAATATCAATACGAACAAGATCAAAATCAAAGAACTTGGCACTCAGCCACATTGATTTTTGATGTTGAATACTAACAAGCAAATAATCCTTATAGGAGAATCTACAATGGCAAAAACAACAAAAGTCCAAGGCACAAAATTTAGAATTGGCATTGGACGTGAAGCCCAAAAGGCAATTACGGCTATCACTTTAGCTACAGCAACGCTTACTATTGCCACATCAGGCTATAAAAAAGGCGATGCAATCGAAATTACCGGTTGTGGTCAGTTAGACGGCATTTATCCTGTATTATCTGTAACAGGCGATCAAGTCAAATTGTGCGAAGAAGTAAACTGGACGGGTAAAGATTTACCGGCTAATTACACCAAAGCCAAAGCAGCTTTAGTACAATACTCAGACCAATTCTGTGCGGTAAAAAACATTGAAAAATCTGATGATACGTTAAGTACCGAAGATGTTACAACGGTCTGCTCGGAAGGTACAGAAACCGAACCCGGAGAAATTGAATTTGGCTCAATTAAACTGAGCTTTTTTCACAAGCCAAGTACGGAAATGCAAACTCGCTTACGCAAATTGTTTTATGACAAATCCACCTTTGCGTACAAATTAGAATTACCTGATAACCACGGCACAACCTATGGCGAAGGTTTCATTGAGGCGGGTAACGGCTTTAGTGGCGAAGTTAAAGGCAAATATGAAGGCTCGGTATCAATTAAACCAAGCAAACGTGATTATTTGCTAGTGTAATTACAAAATATTGCTCCAAATCGACCGCTTGTAATATTGCAAGCGGTCTTTTTTATCCTAAATTTTACAAAAGGAATCGACAATGACACTCCGTGAAAAACTCCTCGCCAACAAACCAAAATTACAATCTATCGAAATCAACGGTGAGACCTACTACCTGCGTGAAGCCACTGTTGGCGATATGAATAAGCAGATTTTTGAAACCCGAAGCTGGCTCATTCAACAAGCTGAACAAGAAAATGTTGAATTACCGGCAGAAGATGATGAAACCTTTGACGAAGCTCTCAACCGTTTTGGCGAAAAATACCGCCTTGCTCAATCGGTTGCCTACCGTTTATGTGACGAAAACGGTGCATTACTGTTTAACCCACTTAACATTGACGATCTCAATGCGATTGCCGAATTAGACAGTAAAGTGATTATCGACTTTAACCAAGCCGTGTCCGCCCCAAAAGACTCAGCGAGCGAAGAAAGTTCCAAATAACCCTTTCGCTCGCACTGGGTAAAACCCTTGAAGAAATCGAACAAATGCCTGAACGCCACTTTGCCGAATATCAGCTTTTTTATCAAGAGCAACCTTTTGGGCTTTGGCGTGAGGACTATCGTGCTGCTCAACTTGCCCACTTAACCGCAATGATCAACCGTGACCCAAAAGGCAAAGCCCCTGAACTCTCGGAATTTATGCCGTTTTTTAATCGGGCTGATGAAGTAGAAGCAAATGAAGATGATGGCGTTGCGGATTATTTGGCGAAAAGGTAAATCTCTTGTATTTCATTGTAATTCTGTCTATAATTGGTGTAATACATAGAAATACAGGAGAGATAAAATGGCGACTATCAATGATGCTTTCAGTTTTAGAACAAATACCGAAATAAAAAATACCGCATTTGATGTAATTAAAAACTATGGAATGACACCCTCTCAGGTGTTTAATATGTTTTTAACCGAGATTGCAAAAACGAAAACTATTCCGTTAAGTTTGAATTATCAACCCAATCTTGAAACAAAATTGGCAATGCAAGAAGCAAAATCAGGTAAAAATGAAGTTTATGCCTCACTTGAAGCATTTCATAAAGCAATGTTAGCGGAGTAAATAATGCTACAAATTTCGCCGACAAACGCATATAAAAGAGACTTTAAAAAGATTGCAGCCGAATTAGTCGGTAGTTCGGAATATGTGGAAGTAATGTATTGCCTAATAAACCAATTACCATTGGCGGAAAAATATAGAGATCACCCACTACAAGGTGAATGGCAAGGCTTTAGAGATTGCCATATTAAGCCTGATTTAGTGTTGATTTACGCTGTTGAAGATAATCTGCTCCGCCTTGTTCGTTTAGGATCGCACGCTGAATTATTTGGATAATTTCTGTAAAAACTAACCGCTTGCGATTTTGTGCTGTGGGCGGTATAGTTGGAATATTAACAAAGGAGGGAAAAATGAAAAATGTACTTCTATTTATCGTACACTTTTTCTTAATCGCAATGCTCTCAATTATCCCAATATTAATTATTCTTGGAGCAATCGAAAGAGATCCTTACTATACTGCGTGGATTTTCCTTAGCGTATTTTTAGGCATTGGAGCATTGTTATATTTTGCAACCATTGTTTCTAAGTTAATTAACAAGGGAAAAACACAAACATTAGAAGAAAAACGATATGCAGAATATTGGAATAATGTAAAAGTCAATATTCCCAAATAGTCTAACTGATAAATGACCAAAAGCTCGCTTTATGCGGGCTTTTTTATTGGAGAAAAACAATGAGTGGCTTAGGAAAATTAACCGTTACCTTAGAGCTTGAAAATGCAAAATTTCAGTCCGCAATGACGAAATCTGATTATGAGGCACAAAAATTTGCCAAGAACTTTATCCAAAATATGGATAGAGCTAGAAATCACGCCAAAGAATTTGCCGATCGCTCAACCCAATATTTAAAAAACATTGAGCAAGCGGCAAAGAACCTCAATAAAAATTCTGAATTTTCATTTTTATCGACTATTGGTGGACATTATCAATCAATGTCTAGTGGCATATTGAGTGCGGCAAAAGCCTATACTGATATTCAAAATAAAATGAAATTAGTAAGCGGTAGTTCAGCAGAGGCAGCTAAACGATTAACTGATGTGTTTGATATTGCGACTAAAACAAGCCAAAGTACAGAGGCTGTTTCAGGTGTCTATCAAACATTTGCTCAAAATGCCCAATCTCTCGGACTGGCTCAAAAAGATGTAGCAGAATTAACTAAAACGGTCTCTCAAGCCGTTGCTGCAAGCGGCGCAAGCAGTTCTGCAGCAAGTAATGCCCTAACCCAATTTGGTCAATCACTTTTAATGGGCAAAATGAAAGCCCAAGAATTTAACTCGCTCATTACTCAAACCCCAACCATTATTCAAGCAATGGCAAAAGGTTTGGGAATGACAATGGCAGAATTTAAAGCAGCGGTATACCGGGCAAAATCTTTACTTGGATAACATTCAAGGGCAAGGTTTTGAGAGAGTGGATACACCCCAAATCGGCGATGTGATTTTAATACAGGTCGGTTCTGATGTGCCGAATCACGCAGCGATTTATATTGGTGAACAAATGGTAATCCATCATAGCCCGAACCGATTATCTAAGCGTGATTTATACGACGGTTATTGGTTACGCCATACCCACAGTATTTGGCGGCATAAACTGGCGGATAGATTGGATTTTGACGGCATATTTAATGATATAGGAGAACAATATGAAATTTAGTAAATATCAATTATTAGTTAATAAGATCTGCTTTATTTGTGGTAAAAAAGATTGTCCACAAATGAAAAAGAGTAAAGACTACAAAGACTTTTTGGATGCTTTAGAAAAAGGGGATGTTGATAAAGCAGATAAAATATACAATACGAAGTTTTCACAGTTTTCTAAATCTTTTGGTCATGAAATGGAAAAGAATTTAGAGAAAAATCGTATACCTCCTATTTATCAGGGAGTTCCATTTGATTCTTTTGACTTATATCAGCATTATTCTTATGGTAATGGAGAGGCATTAAATCTTTCATCCGTTGGATTAAGTAATAAAATTCGTCCTCTAGTGAATAAAGATAAAGCATTTGGTAAATCCAATGGAAGTATAGAAAGCCGATTTATTTCGCAATATAAAAATGAAGGACGCACATCTTTCTCCAATGCTTATGATTTTACAAAAGAAGCATCGGGTATTGCAGATCCGTTATGGGCGTTAGGAACAGCTACCATTAGTGGAGAATTGAAAGATATACAAATTTTTCCCGGTGGTATTGCTAGGGGAAATATCCATTATAGTATCAGGGACAGATTCACTGACCCATTTGATACATTCAATTTTACTAAAGGAGAATGGAACCCAAATGGAACACCTTATATTATTCAAGATAGCTGGATAAAATCGGTACGATTTTCGATAGACAAGAAGATAAAAATAACACCTTAATTATGATAGTAATATAAAACAATTGGCAATATTATTTTAAATAAAAAAATAAGTATTCCAATATAGATTGCTGATTTTATGGTGTATTTAATTTGTTTCTCGAAAATAAAAAAATAACTAGTAATTGCATATAAACAAATAAGTAATAATATGCTTATAGAGTTAAGAAAAATAAAGAACATAAATCCCCTTTATTTTGGCTATAATTGTAATGGTGAGTCATGACTAAAATTAAATTTTACGGCAATTTAAAAAAATTTGGTAGTGAATTTAGCTTAGAAGTTAAAGATACTGCCGAAGCTATCCGAGCCTTATGTACACAGATTAGCGGATTGCGTGAGGCATTACGAGACGGTGTTTATAAAGTCCGTATCGGCAAACAGTATTTAGACCCGTCAGCCCTTGAAAAAGGGCTTTTTTATTGTCTGAAGAAAGGGCAAACCATTCATTTTACCCCTGTTATCAAAGGAGCGAAAAGCGGTGGCGTGTTTAATTTTGTTTTAGGTGCAGCCTTGATCGGAGCCGCATTTTTTACTGGCGGTGCTTCTATTGCGGCTTGGGGAGCTGGAGCAAAAATGATGGGTATGTTAGGGGCTTCGATGTTACTAGGAGGAGTTTCCCAAATGCTCACCAAAATGCCAAAAGCCCCCACAATGGGTAATGAAACAGAAAAAGAAAGCTCAACGGCTTTTTCAAATTTAAATAACTTGGTGACTCAAGGCAAACCTGTGCCGTTGGCTTATGGCTTAATTCGGACCGGCTCGCTTGTGATATCGCAGGGAGTTGAGACGATCACCATTAAAGAAAACCAACCGGCAAGCAACAAGAAAACAGGCTTTAGAAAATAAGGGATAATTACCGATTCAGCACAAGCACTGCTGGTACAATTACAGGGACGACAATTAGTGGTGGGACAATTTCAGGTACAACAATTACAGGGGGAATAATTAAAGGAGCAAGAATTGAGGGATTAACAGGTAAATTTACTGGAGAACTTGAAATCAACCAATTGATCGGAGGTAATATCTATGAGGCTAAAACTTGGACATCAAAAGCAACAGGGAAAAGTAAAACATATTCAGAAACGAAAAACAGTTTTGCATTAAGTGATACATATTATGAGTATGTATGTCAATTTGTACTACCTGCTACAAAAGCGACGAGAACATTGTATGTTGTCCACACTCCAACAGGAGAGAGTAAAAGCGAAACTTTTTATGGTAGTGGTAGTAATCGGACACCGACAACAATTACATTACCGTCTGTAATTGATATTAGCAATACTATTTCACCTAATGTATCTAACCCATTTAATGATTCTGGGGCAATACTCATTGCTAATACTCAATATGTAGTAACGTGTCGTGCGTGGTGTGCAGGGCGTGGGAGAAGTGCTAAAGTGAATTTTCGAGCAATTATATCATCTACAAATGGTTCATCTTATCAATTATAGGAGGCAAAT